AAAAAGGAAATCCATGCGCGCGACCTCTGTGAGAGCTTTTGTACCCTACAAAAACTGGTGTAAAATATAGTGTTTTATGCAATTTGTACCCTAAAACAGAAATAAAAAGTCAATGAAATAGCCATTTTTTGAATTTGTACCTTTTTCATGTTTTGACCTAGGGTACAAAAATGAGCGAATAAGTGTTGGTATTACTATCTTTTTTAATTTGTACCCTGTGAGAGGGTAAAAAACAAAATTTTTTTTAAAAACTGTTTTACTTTGAGAATGTACTATACCAGGGTACAAAGTGTTGCAATTATGCAACAGTGTCATAATACTTGT